TAATTGACCCCACCGATAGAGGTTATAAAAACTTAATGAGAATGATGATGGAAGATGGTCTCTTTAAGTATCTACCTAAGGATGATAATGCTTGGGTAAACTTCCTCACCCCTTTTATGAAATTAACAAGAAAAGAAAAAAGAAAATTATGATAGATTATAGTTTATCAGATAAATTAAAGGTTCAATACCAAACAGCAAATCCCTTCCCTTATATTGTGATTGATAATTTTTTACCTGAGTTTTTACTTAAAAGTTGTGTAACAGAATTAAAGAATCACAATGAATGGTTTCATAACCAGGAAAAATGGGTTGAAGAATATCAAGTCAACAAATTTTTTTATCCTAATTTTGATTCAAATATTGAAGATTTTCCAAAAAAAATACCAATAACCAATATGATATTTGACTATTTGAATAGTGAATCGGTTATTAATTTTTTACAAGAATTAACAGGATTAAATAACTTATACAGAGACCCACTTTTATTAGGTGGAGGTATTCATAAAATATCAAACGGTGGTAAGCTATCGGTTCATATTGATTTTAATATACATCCAGGAACAATGAAACGTAGGAAGTTGAATCTTTTGATTTATTTGAATGAAAACTGGAAAAAAGAGTGGGAGGGAAATCTTGAACTTTGGGATAAAAAAACTTGGGAAAAGAAAATAGAGGTAGAACCAATATTCAATAGAGCTGTTATTTTCAATATTGATGATGCGCCACATGGACATCCAATCCCATTAAACACGCCAGAAGGAATTGAAAGGTATTCTTTGGCATTATATTATTTCACAGATGAAACACCAGAATCAAAACATACTGTAATTTTTTATAAAGACGAAGAATTAGGTATCACAAAAAAAATTAACGATATTTTCAAAACAACTTAAAAAACAAACAGAAATTAAACGCTATGAAAGAAATGGACAGCACCAAAATGGAGTTTCTTTTGACACTTAACGATAACATCGTTGTTCAAAGATTCTTCAACGTTAGAGGGTTCAACCCAAAGGCGAAAAACTCTTTAGAGTTGTATGAGTTCATGAAGTCTCTAAAAGAAGAACTTCAGTACTATCTAAAGATGAAAACAGTTATCTATATGATGGATAACAGAAGCTCGATTGAGAGCGACCCAAGTATCATGAACACATCGTTCACTGATGGACCTGAAGTTTTTAACCTTTTTGTTAAGGTTGGAGAGCAGACAATTTGTCATAGAATTTTCGACGGAAAATTATTTCCACCAAAAGTTCGTTATACGGTTGATGTACGACCATTTTTGAAAGATGTCTTGAGAGAGTTGACTGACATTTTTTCAAACAGGAAATTAACTTACGAGTATTTGGATTTTGACTTGAGCAAGTAAGTATTTAATAATAAGGGGAGAACGAAACACAAACATGAATAAAAATTTTGACTACTTAGGGAACACTTTTCAGATACAATTATTGAACCAAATTATCGAAGATAAAGATTTTGCATCATCTATTATTGATGTAATTGAGAGTTCATACTTCGATAACAAATACTTTAAAATCATTTTACAAATGATAAAAGAGTATTATGTGAAGTACGAATCTTGTCCAAACTTTGATACGTTGGAACAGATTGTTAAATCAGAAATTTCACAGGAATTGGTTGCAAAGATTGTTTTGGATACTCTAAAACAAGTCAAAGATGCACCATTTGAGGGTACACATTTTGTACAAGAAAAAGCATTGAAATTCTGTAAACAACAAGAGTTACAAAAGGCGATGGATAAGTCTCAGAAGATTATTACTGAGGGTGATTTTGAGTCTTACGACAAAGTGGAAGGTTTGATTAGAGAAGCACTTCAGGTGGGTGAAATTGAAAAAGATGTTACTGATATCTTCATGGGACTTGATACAGTATTGGATGAGGACTATAGACATCCAATTCCGATGGGTATTGCAGGTCTTGATAATCTTCTTAAGGGTGGATTAGCCAAAGGTGAGATTGGAGTTATATTAGCTCCTACGGGGGTTGGTAAAACCACAATCCTGACCAAGATTGCAAATACTGCCTTTAACTTGGGGTATAATGTTCTTCAAATATTTTTTGAGGACAATCCTAAAATTGTTCAAAGAAAGCACTTCACAATATGGACAGGTATTGAACCTGATAATTTGGCAAATCACAAAGATGAGGTATTAAAAAAGATTGGTGAGATTCAAGATACAATGAAAAACAAATTGATTCTTAAAAAACTTGCATCTGATACAACTACTATGGGTCAAATTAAAAATCAGGTTAGAAAAATGATTGCCGATGGAAATAAGATTGACTTAGTCTTGTTAGACTATATTGATTGTGTATTACCTGAATCAAGTGCTAAGGATGAATGGAAAGCTGAGGGTTCTGTAATGAGGGGATTTGAAGCGATGTGTCACGAATTGAATCTTGTTGGTTGGACAGCAACACAAGGTAACAGAAGTTCAATTTCATCTGAAGTTGTAACTACTGACCAAATGGGAGGTTCAATTAAGAAGGCTCAAGTGGGACACGTAATCATAACAGTAGCTAAGACTCTTGTACAAAAAGAGATGAACTTAGCAACGATTGCCATCACAAAGTCACGTCTTGGTAAAGACGGAGTTGTATTTGAAAACTGCAAATTTAATAACGAACTTCTTGAAATAGACACCGAATCTTCAGTAACATTCTTAGGTTTTGAAGGACAACAAGAAGAGAAAAAAAGAGATAGAGTTAAAGAGCTCTTAGAAAAAAGAAAAGAAAGAGAAGCGCAACAAAAATCAATTTAATTAAATATCTACTTTTTTAAAAAAAAACTTATTTTTTTAATCTAAATTGTTGGTCGCTTGGTGTTCGACCACATATTTATCATAAAAATCGTTGATTTTTTAATAAAATAACTACACCTTAAAATTTACAAAAATGGACATTTCAAACAGAATTTTATCGGATATAACTGTGTATATGAAATACGCAAAGTATATCCCTGAACTAAAAAGAAGAGAAACTTGGCAAGAATTAGTTTCAAGAAACATGGAGATGCATATTAAGCAATATCCTAAATTAGAAAAAGAAATTCGTGAGAATTACATGTACGTTTTCAAAAAACAAGTATTACCCTCAATGAGGTCAATGCAGTTCGCAGGAAAACCAATTGAAATCTCACCTAACAGAATTTACAACTGTGCCTTTGCACCGATTGATGATTGGAGAGTGTTCTCTGAAATAATGTTCTTACTTTTAGGTGGAACAGGTGTTGGTTACTCAGTACAAAAACATCACGTTGATGCTTTACCTGAAATCAGAAAACCAAATCAAGAAAGAGGAAGAAGATGGTTAGTTGCCGACTCAATAGAAGGATGGGCCGATGCTGTGAAAGTATTAGTTAAATCATATTTCTTTGGTGGTTCAAAAATTGAATTTGACTTCAGTGACATCAGACCAAAAGGTGCAAGACTTATCACATCAGGTGGTAAAGCACCTGGACCACAACCATTGAAAGAATGTTTAATTAAAGTTGAGGGAATCTTAGATTCAAAAGAAGGAGGTGAAAAATTGAAACCAATTGAAGTACATGATATCGTTTGTCATATTGCAGATGCGGTATTAGCTGGTGGTATCAGAAGAGCAGCACTTATTTCATTATTCTCAGCAACTGACGAAGAAATGATTGGATGTAAGAGTGGAGCATGGTGGGAAACAAATCCACAAAGAGGTAGAGCTAATAACTCCGCAGTTTTGATGAGACACAAAATTACCAAAGAATACTTCATGGACTTATGGAAGAGAATTGAAGCGAGTGGGGCAGGAGAACCTGGTATCTACCTAAGTAATGATAAAGATTGGGGAACTAATCCTTGTTGTGAAATTGCTTTAAGACCATTCCAATTCTGTAACCTCACAGAGGTTAACGTATCTAACGTTGTATCACAAGAAGATTATGAAGATAGAGTTAGAGCGGCATCTTTTATTGGAACATTACAAGCGGGATATACTAACTTTCACTATTTGAGACCGATATGGCAAAGAACAACCGAGAAAGACGCATTGATTGGAATATCAATGACAGGTATCGGTTCAGGAGCTGTTTTAGGTTTAAATATGAAATCAGCGGCAAAAGTAGTTAAGGAAGAAAACAAAAGAGTTGCAGAATTATTGAATATTAACGTATCGGCAAGAACAACAACAGTTAAACCTGCGGGAACTACATCATTGACTTTAGGTACATCATCAGGTATTCACGCATGGCATAATGAATATTATGTGAGAAGAGTTAGAGTTGGCAAGAATGAAGCAATTTATTCACATTTAAAAAATAATCATCCTGAATTAGTTGAGGATGAATATTTTAGACCACACGATACTGCGGTTATTGGAATACCACAAAAAGCACCTGAAGGGTCAATTTTAAGAAACGAATCACCAATCCAATTATTGGAAAGAGTTAAAAAAGTTCAACAAGAATGGATTAAACCTGGTCATAGAAATGGAAATAATGCACACAACGTATCGGCAACAATCTCAATTAGAGAGCATGAGTGGCCAGCAGTTGGTGAGTGGATGTGGGAAAATAAAGAATCTTACAATGGACTTTCAGTATTACCTTATGATGGCGGAACATATATTCAAGCACCGTTTGAAGATTGTACAAAAGAAAAATACGAAGAATTAATGAAGACTCTTCATGATGTTGATTTATCAAAAATTGTTGAAATGGATGATGATACTGACTTGAGTGGAGAGGTAGCATGCGCGGGTGGAGCTTGTGAAGTTACACTAGTTTAAAATCATGAGAGATAATTTAGTTCAAAACATTATTAATGGAATCTACTATTCAATTAAAGGAAATAGATAATAATAAGAGGGAGGAGTCTAATAAACTTCTCCCTTCTCATTATTATATGGAAGGTGATAGAGTTATTTTCACAGAAGAGTTTCACAAAAAAAGAGGGAGTTGTTGTGGTAATTATTGCAGACATTGCCCTTACGACCCAAAACATACTAAGGGAACAAGCTCTTTAAGAAAAAAATAATCCATGTATATTTATGTTATATGGCAGCAGGAGTAACATATGGTTTGAACTTCCCGTTTCAAAATTCAATTAAAGGAGATTATCTTCAACTTACAGAATTAGAATCAGAAGAAATTAAGGCAGATTTAATACATCTTTTATTAACAAGAAAGGGTTCAAGATATTTTCTACCCGATTTTGGTACAAGATTATATGAATTTTTATTTGAACCATTTGATGGTTTGACTTTCGACGCAATACAATCCGATATTAGAGATGCGGTCGGAAGATTTATGCCCAACCTACTATTAAATAATATTACAATAACTCCATTAGACCCAATGGAAGAATATGATTTAAGTACAGGACAAGCAACAGCTGGTACAAGTAGTTCACCAATATATAGGTTTCCTGGTAAAGGAACCGCTGAATATACTGCAAAAATTAAAATAGACTACTCTAACAACAAAAATACTTTTGCACAAAGTGATTTTGTAATCATCAATATTTAATAATAATGGCTAATCGTAAAATATCGTATACAACTAGAGATTTTGAAGGTATAAGAACCGAGCTTCTAAATTATGTAAGGACATACTATCCAGAATTAATTCAGGATTTTAATGACGCATCAGTATTTTCAGTTTTTATTGATTTAAATGCCGCTGTTGCCGATAACTTACACTATCATATAGATAGAAGTGTTCAAGAGACTGTGTTACAATATGCACAACAAAGGTCTTCAATTTATAATATTGCCAGGACTTATGGTTTAAAATTACCAGGACAAAGACCTTCAGTTGCTTTAGTTGATTTCTCAATCACAGTTCCTGCTTATGGGGATAAAGAAGACGAAAGATATCTTGGTATTCTAACAAGAGGTTCTCAAGTAACAGGAGCGGGAATTGTATTTGAAAATATTTACGATGTTGATTTTTCATCACCATATAATGCTCAAGGGTATCCGAACAGATTAAAAATACCTAACTTCAACGCCAACAATGTATTAATAAATTATACAATTACTAAAAGAGAACTTGTTGTAAATGGTATCACAAAAGTATTCAAAAGAGTTATTACACCAAATGATGTGGTTCCATTTTTTGAATTATTCTTACCTGAAAAAAATGTTTTAGGTATTACAAGTGTTCTATTAAAAAGTGGTACAGAATATACAAACACACCTACAGCTGCAGAATTTTTAGGAGCATCTAATAGATGGTATGAAGTAGATGCTTTAGCAGAAGATAGAGTTTTTGTTGAAGACCCTACAAAGGTTTCAGACCAACCTGGTATTAAAGTTGGTAGATATATACAAACATCAAATAGATTTATTAGTGAATTTACACCCGAAGGATTTAAGAAAATGACTTTTGGTGGTGGAACAAACACAGCCCAAGACGCACTTAATCAATTCACAACGGTAGGTGCAACTTTAGATTTACAAAGATATATGAATAACTTTTCATTAGGTTCTACATTAATTCCAAATTCAACATTATTTGTTCAATACAGAGTTGGTGGTGGTTTGGCAACAAATTTAGGAACTAATGTTATTAATCAAATTGGTACAGTTTCTTTTTATGTTAATGGTCCTTCTGAATTGACTAACTCATCTGTTGTTAACTCTTTAAGGGCTAATAACGTTACAGCAGCTGTTGGTGGAGCAGGAGTTCCTTCATTAGAAGAAATTAGAAACTACGTTTCATTTAACTTTTCAGCACAAAAAAGAGCGGTAACTGTTCAAGATTATGAATCAATTATTAGAAATATGCCATCTGAATTTGGTGCACCAGCTAAGGTATCAATAACAGAAAACGACAACAAAATTTTAATTCAACTTTTATCTTATGATACATCAGGTAAATTAACAAACTTGGTATCTAACACATTAAGACAAAACGTAGCCAATTACCTTTCTAATTATAGAATGATGAATGACTATATTTCAATATTAAGTGCAGAAGTTATTGATTTAAGTATTGAAGTTTCAATTGTATTAGACTCTGCACAAAATTCAGGACAAATTATTTCGAATGTTATCGATAAAGTTAATACATATTTCAATCCACAAACAAGACAATTAGGTCAAAATGTATATCTATCAGAACTTAGAAGTATAATTCAAAATCAAAATGGTGTATTAACCGTTGCGGGATTAAATGTTTATAACATGGTTGGAGGACAATATTCTTCAGCACAAACATCTATGGTATATTCGGACCCAGCAACTAATCAAATTCAACCTGTTGATGATACAATTTTTGCACAACCTTCTCAGGTTTATCAGATTCGTTATCCAAACAAAGACGTTAAAGTCTTAGTCAAGAATTTCCAATCTGTGACTTTCTCTTAACACATTTATTTATTAAAACTTTGACTTATAATTTATAATGTGTATGTGTGCACCTTGAAAAATAACACATAAACTATTTATAAGTTAAAGAGATTTTAATGGGTCAATCCTACAGAATAAAAACCGATATTGGGGTAAACAAAACAATCAATGTAGATTTAGAACAAGATTTTGAATTTTTAGAGATTCTATCTCTAAAGATACAACAAACAGATATCTATACAAGAAATTGTGCGGACTATGGTGTGGTTGTTGGTAGAGTTACGGCAAATAACGGATTCGGTCTTCCAAATGCTAGAGTTTCAATTTTTATACCAATTGAGGTAGTTGATGAATCCAATCCAATTATATCATCGATATACCCTTACAAATCGCCAAGTGATAAGAATTCAGACGGATATAGATATAATCTATTACCTTATGAAAAATCTTATTCAACGCACGCAGCAACAGGAACATTACCATCGAGGTTAGATGCACTTACAGGTTCAACTGCCGTTGAAATATACGACAAATATTACAAATTCACTTCTAAAACAAATGAGAGTGGAGATTACATGATAATGGGGGCTCCATTAGGTACTCAAACCGTTTTTATGGATTTAGATTTATCTGATATAGGTCAGTTTTCTTTAACTCCACAAGATTTAGTTAGAATGGGTAGAGCTACCGAAGCTCAAGTTGCTGGTTCCAATTTTAGGACATCACCAAATTTAAACGCATTACCTCAAATAGTTTCTTTAAATAAAACTATTGAAGTTTCTCCTTTATGGGGAGACCCAACAATTTGCCAAATAGCAATCAACAGAATTGATTTTGATTTAAGAGATGATTTCAATATTGATATTGAACCCACTGCAACATTTATGGGCTCAATGATATCGACTCCTGACAAATATAGAGTAAGGTCTGATAGCAGACCAAAAGATGATATGGGAAACCTATGTAATCTTATAGCGGGAACAGGTCAGATATTGGCAATTAGACAAACAATAAACCAAGATTCGGGTGGAAACCCTGTTTTGGAACAATACCAGTTAGAACAATCGGGTAATATAATTGACGGTTCGGGAAGTTGGTTAACCGAATTACCAATGAACTTAGATTATATTGTAACAAATGAGTTCGGTGAACAAGTATTATCTAATAATCCTGCAATAGGAATCCCAACAAAGGCTAAATATAGATTTAAAATCAAATGGTCCCAACCACCTACATTGAATGAGGAAACAAAGAGACCTTATTATCTTTTACCTAATGTAAGAGAATATGGTTGGAGTGGCTTAACTAAAACTAATAAGTCCTCTTACAATCCTAACATTAATCCTGATAATATCACATCACAAAAACAATTGAATAGCTCATATTATTTTGGATTAAATTGGACAGGATATACTCAAGGTTTTGATTCGGGTTCAACTCCCACAGATATTGAATTATTAAATTCGAAAATTAATTGTGAGGACACTTTTTATTTATTTGAATTTAACAGAGTTTATACAGTTGCAAGTTTGATAAGTGAATATAAAAAAGGAGCAAAAGGTAGGTTTATTGGCATCAAAGAAATTGATAGCAGCGATTGTGAGGCAACAACAAACAAATTCCCCACAAACGACGGGTTTAGGAACTTTGATTTTTTATTCTTTTTGTTTTCAATTTTGATGCAAATATTTCAACTAATAGGAATACCATTGTTAACAATATATCATTTTGTTGCATTTTTATGGAATAACTTTGCAGTACCTTTATTATTATTACTTATAACTTATTTCGGATACTTGGGTTATCAAGAGACTGCCTTAGGAATTGCTGCTTTAAGTGGTGGTGCAATTTCTTGGGGAATGATTGCATTAGCCGCACCATTTTTTCTAAAAGCGGCGCTGTATGCTGCACTCGTATTACTT